GAGTTACTGCGAGCAACAAGAGTCGTTGCGGTGGTGGCGCTACGGCTTTCATTCATCAAACCACAAGTCATATCAAGCTGCGCGCGCTCCATGTAGACCATGGACGTGCCGCCGTTCTCAAAGTCCGTCAGCCCCACACGCACGGGCTGCAATGCTTGAGTGGCGACATACGACCGCAACGTCATGAGCGGGTAGCCCTGTAGTGTTGCAGTAACCGATCCGGTAGAGGTCGGGGACTTGTAGGCTGCATTGTTCCAATACGTCTTCAGGCGGATGCGATTCAATGCGCGGTCAACTTCGGCAATGTTGTAGACCCCCCAGTCGGCCAACCCTAAACTGCCAGCGCCTCCCAGGATGGAAATAAACTGACCGACTTGACACTGCAGGATCTGAGCGCCGGACACGGACCAATAGTCGGTGCCAGATGCTCCAGTCAGTGTTATCGACGTGTCGATTCCGCTGCCCGATGTGATCGTCAGATGCTTAAAGTCCAGATCGTTCAGGCCACCCTGGTTTGCACGAGACTGGATCTCAAGCGCCGCAGCGTTGCGGTTGTTATACCGGGTGATATAGACGTGATTGAATTCGTTGTTGCCTGAGTTGTAGCCACCACCAGCAGCACCCAGCAGCATCGAGCCGCAAAGGCCGTTCTGGGCCAGCGTACCGGGACCGTTACCGTTTGCAGCGGCATTCGCACTCAGTGAGCCGCAGCCTGTGAACATCATCAAGCCACGGTTGTGGAACTTGCCGAAGTTTTCAACGTACATACCCCATTCGGTGCAGTCGTCAAACCAAAGGTCTTCCCACGACGAATCCGAGATGCCCATGCGGCGGAGAGCGCCAAACTTCAAGCCTGCCTTGAACCCCTTGAAGTTCAGACCCTTCAAATTGAACCGGGTCAGGATGCCACCGATGAACACCGTGCCGTTCGTAGCATCACCAACCGTTGGCAGAGTTGATGGGTAGGTGGCACCATCCACGTCGTTGTACTGAAAGCAGTTGTACTGCCCGCGATTCGTGGCGTAGAGCTGAGCATCGAAGGCGACCGAAGCATCCAAGATTGACGAGCCACCAGGGGGTGCAGTGGAATACACACGCTGCGGGTGCGCTGCGATGGTGATGCCGTGATAATTTGCGCAGTCAATCGGCCCATCCACCCCAATCGAAAGCCCTGTCAGATCCAACGTGCCGTAGCCGTAGGTGTTCTTCAGGGCGTTCAGCGCATCACGCAGAGCGCCGTCTGTGTTGTTCACAGGACGCACAACAGGCCCCACCGCGCCCGATGAGGTGGAGGGGGACACATCCGTGCCAATCACTGCAACTGCGCCCAATTGGCAGTAAACCTTGATCGACTGACCCGAAGCCAGCGGCCCAAAGGCGCGGCGCATGCCGGATGGCTGAAAGGCGAAGTCCTTACCCTTCTCGTCTGTCACATAGCCAACATCGGCGCCACCATCAGCAACCACCGTGAAAACGGCGCCATCTGAGTAGGCTGCGAACGTCTGCGTGCTGCCCGCGTTGACCGTGGTTGTGGTGCTCATTGCTGCATTCCTTCGCCCATCTCGTCGGGCTCTGAGGTTGATTCAGACTGCTCGAAAGCGGGCGCTTCTGCCTGCTCGTGCATCGGTGTGTTGTCTGCGCCGGGGCCATCGCCGGGCATCTCTGGCTCGGGCTGCTCTGCGTCGGCATTCCTGCGGGCCGTGTGCTCATCCATCACGGGCTCATCGCCGGGCAATGGATCAGGCTGGCTCAGCATCTGGTTGATCAGGTCGCGCGTGATCGCTTGGATCTGTGCCTCATTCGCGCCTGTGACTTGCAAGCGCTTGGTTTCAGAGTCGTAAGCCTTAATGTCAAGCTCACGCTCTCGCACCTCTGCTATGCGCTGAGCCTCTGCTGCCTGTGCAATGGCCTCGTCTGCGTCGTCCTGCGCTTCCTTGGCGTGTTGGATGGCCTCTTGCAAGGCTTCTTGGCACTGCTTGAGTTGCTGAGCCATGGCGGCAGGATCTGGCCCCTTGTCGGCGCCCTCGGGCTGCAAGATGGCCTTGACAGGAGGCGGCGCCATCGCTGCCATTGCCTGCGCGAACTTGCCAGCGTCTGAGCCCAAAACGGAGCGACCACGGGGGCAAGCTCTTTGTTCCCGCGCATGATTTCTGCAAACGCTGCATTGGTCTGCGTGCGCTGCGTGCTGTAGCTCGCGCCAACAACCACGCGCACACCGTAAGTGCCTACGCTTGGATTGATCGAAACAGAACCACCGTCTTGCCGCTTGAATGCCTCTTTCTGTTCAGGCGCAAATGTCACAGAACCGGGAGTGCCATCCACACCCATGATCGGGGCCTTACGCTGCGTGTCAGCCAAGCGGGCATCCATCTGCAAGACCACGCGGCCCAACTGACCCAAAGACGCAGCCAGGTGCGACGGGAAGTGAGCATTGGAGGCTTCGCCCTGCTGCTTGCGGCTTTCAATCGCCACCCCGCTCGTCTCGTTCGATGGGGCGCCAAGCGTGGCCTGGTACATGCCCAAAGCGGCCTGAATGTCATGCAAGGCACGCTCAGCGCTCGCAGCATGGTCAACCAGAGAGGAGCCCACCTTGATCATGGTCGGAGGCGAGACGGCGCCCTCTTCGTCCATGTCGTTGTAAGGCAGGAAAGCCCGGCGCTGAACTGCGGCCTTGTCCCAGATCGTTTCAAGCCCAGCCAATGCACGCTTGGAGGCCAGCAACTGCGCCCCGGGCATCATCAGCTCGCTGATGTGATAGTTGTATGCCTGCTGTGGAGCGCGTGCGCGGCGAGGAATGCCGCAATAGCGCATGCGGCCATCGGAGAACCCGACATAGCCGTAAACCGGAATGATGCCGATGGAGTCAGCGGGGTAGTCGCTCTCCTCAAGCACATCACAACCGGACATGCGGCGCCACTTCACAGCGGTTCGCTTGTCCTTGTAGGTGCGCTCAACGGGGAGCTGTATGCCAGCGGCTTGACATGCGGCCCAATACTCGTCTTCAGTGCTGGCCTGCTCTTGGCCCATCTCGTCTGTGTAGACGATCACATTGACCGTGTTTTGCTGCTCGTACCACTGCTCAGCCAGCATCACAGACTTGCGCTTGTCGTCGCGCCTGGTGTACTCAAGGTCGCCGAAGTCGTGCGCGTCTTTGCCCTTGTAGCGGCGCTCAAACTCACGCATGGACAAAGGCGTCAGCAGATAGCCAAAGCTCGCATCTGACCCGTCATTCTCGACAGACCACGGATCAAGCACCACGCGCAGAGGATCAGCCTCCGAGCTAATACGGGGCTCTTGCCAGCCTAGAGCACGGTCAATGTACTCAGGCCGAACGATCAGGTGGCCCACACCAGTGCGTGCAGCGCTGGTCAGAACCCGCGTGTAGTGCTGAGATGCCCGGCTGGCGTACTCGATGTGACGAAACCGCCCGTCGATCTGCTCAGCCGCTTGCTTGTCAGCAGCGCCACCCACAGGGATTGCATGCAGCGATGGTGTCTGCTGCTCAATCTGCCCGGCGACGTTGGCAACGTACTGCCCGGTCTGATCCATGACAAGACAAGGGCGCTTGCCGCCCGGATCTGTCTCACGCTGACGCCTGACCGTCTCGTCCCACTGCTGCGGGTCGGATGGGTCAGAAAAGCGCAAATCCTCGGCGATCTGCGTGCGTTGATCGCGTGAGGCTTCAAGCGCTTCCTGATAGAGGCGTTGCGCCTCGTTCAGTGCGTCGGTCATAGGTTTTACGGCGCCTCTCGGCGTTGGTAAAAGGGTGCGGGGTCGAAACCTGCGCGATTGGGGCGCAGCTTAGCACATGCGCGGATGTGGCGCAATACTGGCGTTTTCTACATGCCGAGTCCTTGTGCTGCTGATTGGGTGAAGTCGTAGCCGCCATTTTTTGGGCGCTCTGCAAACGTCAGGATCCACGAGTCGGCCCGGTCTGGTGACTTGCCTAGGCGCTTCTTGTAGTCCTTCTTGGCTTCCATCAACAACAGGCCATCGCGGTAGCTGTAGCGGTATGAGCCAAGCTGTGATTTCAACTCGGGGTCTTTGTCCATCGCGCAGCCGCCACGCTTGAGGTATTCCAGCGCAGCACGCCACAGCTTGGCCTTGAGGTTGTAATTTCGGTCATCAGACTGGCGTGTGCCTGTGTGAACGCCAATCACCTTGTCGGCGTACTTGCCGCGCTTGAGCGTGTCGTAAGCACTGACGCCGGGGCCATCCAACTCAATCACGATGGAGCCGATCAAGCCGCCAGATTCTTCAAGCGTCTTGCATTCCTCCTCAACCACTCCGGCCAGGTTGGGGCCGTCCAATTTTCGGCGGCTGATCTGCGGCAGGGTCAGAAGGCCGCGCCGCTTGGTAATCACACTCTCGTCGTCGCCCATGTGGGCAGCATCGACGCCGATTGCCCACGGGCCGTTAACTTCGATGTCTGCGGGGCCTTTAGTTTGAGCGGTCGTGATGAGGTCGCCGCTGATCCATGCGTCTGATGTGGATGCGTTGTAATCAATGTCCACCTCTTGAGCCAGCACCACAGGGTCTAGCGTGTTCTGCTGCTTGGCGTACCACTCCGCGCTCTTGCGTGGATCGTCACGCCAATGGAAGGTGAACACCTTGATCTTGCCGCCGTGCCGCTTGCGATAAAACGGGTTGCCGTTGCCGTTCGGCGTGCTGATGTCGATTTTGCAGTTTGATGTCTGAGACAGCGCCGCATCAATGGACTCTGCCCGCTCGTAAAACGCTGATTCGTCCTTGAAATAGATCGACGTTCGGTTGCCGCGCCCGATGTTGTCGCCCGACTCGCCCACAATCGCCGCCCCGTTCTCAGGGTTCACGATATTCATGTAAGGCGCGTGCTTCTTCTGATCCCAGCCATCGGGGCGAAACTCAACCGGCAGTAGGTTGATGAACTGGCGCACCTTCCAGAACAAGGCTTTGGGGTCGCCCAGCTTGTCCACATACTCCTCTTTGCGCGAGCCAAACCCGGCCACAGTGCCAGGATGAAACAGGAACATCCAGACAGCAAAGCCCACGCAAAGCCATGAGGCGCCCATGTCCCGCGACTTCTCCGCCAACCCATCCTCACGCCCTAACCAGCGGTCACGCAGCCAAGTGATGAACTCCGCTTGCTTGGGAAACAGCAGAAACGGCATGGTCGTGGGCAAGCCCACTTCAGCGTTACGCGGGTCGAAAGTCACCCCCCAATCATTGATGAACTCGACAGGGTGGCCTTTGTAGAACTCCTTGAGCCCAGCAAGGATGGACGGGTCTTCACGAATGCGCTGCAAGCGCTCCGCACGCTCAAGGTATGCCGCCTCATAGTCCGGCTTCCATTCATCCACCATTGAGCATCCTCTTGTAGGCTTCTTCGGCTGTCAGGGTTGCTTCAGTCTTGACGGGCGGCAAGTCATCCGCGCCACCAACCGCCACCTTGTCGCCGTAGCGCTTCGGATCCCACTTCGCCAAGAGCTTCATGCGCGTCTCGATCTGCAATTTGCGATGCCCCAGCATGTCGCCCTTGCGCTCCTCGATGTCGCCGTTTGGCTTAACAACTGTCTCAACACCCTCGACAGGCGTATCGGCAATCTCTAGGCACTGCTCGGCCAATTCGTCATGGCCTATTACACGCGCGCGCGCGATGCGTCCGGAAAACTCGGGGTCAGCCTGCTCCCACTCATAGACAACAGTCTTGGAGACATCCAAGTCTCGACACAACTGGCGCAAAGGAATGCCTTGCTGAAGCCCAGAGCAAATGGCGCCCTCGATTTCCTTCGTGCGGGTCGTTGGTCGCCCTTTCTGCTTCTTATCGCTCATTGCTATCTCCTTAAACCCACCACTGCAAACGGTGGAGCTTAAACACACCGGCAATAGTGAAAATGTCACCAACCTGAATGTCTGCGGCGCCAAAAGTGTCGCCACTTGTCACGCGAAACTTTTGAATCACTCGTGTCTTCCACGCCTTCAGTCTTCGTGCCTTGCGCTGCTTCATGCTCTCTCCTTCAGATAGCCAACGTCTCAACACGCCCGGCCAGCTCGTCGGTTAGGGCTTTGAACTCTTTTTCGATCCGCTGATAGTCGTCCCGCGTCCACTTGGGCAGGGCGTGGGGGCCTTCCAGCGATTCGACTCTTTGGGCGCCGATCAATGACACGAGGTTGACCCGGTACATGGATGCGTTGCCCGACTTGTGGTGGTTGCAGGGAATGCACTGGATGTGCAGGTTGTCGAGGTGGTAGCGAAGCTCAGGGCGTGCGCCTCTGCTGAGGTAGTGGCCTGCCTGGTAGTTTTCCTGCCAAGGGTTGCCGCATGAGATGCAGGGGTTGCCG